TGATTAGGAGATTGTCTAATAGTAATAACCATTGGTTGAGCATGTACTTCACAATCTTCACCTGCAGCGCCAGCTGGACTTTCATTTTCTTCCTCATCATCACCCATTCCACTAGCATGATCCATTACTTTATCATCCCAAATTGGTCTATTATTATTAAGCATTTCAAGCTCATTATCATTGAGTTTGGTACCATCTTTAAAGTGGGCATTAACTACATGTGCATCTGAAAAGTCTGGATAATCTCTACCATCAATATCTGCTATATCTAAAGAATGAAAATCAATTTCTTTACCACCGAATAAAGGTTGTGCTTTTTCATCGTCTTCAGCTTTTCTGCCATGAGCAACATCTTCAGGATCTGGACCAGAAAAATCATCTTCTTTACCACCTGGAAAATCTGCAACTAATTTTTCACGCTCAATCTTAGGAGCATCTGTATCACCTGCTGTTGGTAATGATACTGTTTCTTTTTGCTTAGGATTTGTTACTTGTAAGCTTGCAACATTATCTTTATCTAAATCTTTTAATTTAACTGGCTTACCGTCTGCTACTTTTAAAGTAACATTATACTTCAAGCCATTTTTGTTAACTATATAAGTACTATAACCTGCAGGAGTTTCTTTATCAAAAGTTAACATAGCTTCTGGATCGATATTTAAATTTAAAGTATCAAATGGGGTATCACCTTTTTGTACTTGGCTAGGTGAAGCTGATGCATCGCCTTTATCAGTTGATAAAGTAATATCTCCTCTCATTTGTAATTTTCTTGATAACTGAGCTACTAAATTCATTGCAGATAATAAGTCATCTTCTGTAATATCTTTAATATCTACTTCTGGATGATCTTGTGATAATTGCTTTAAAACCTTCGTTGCAAAATATCTTGGCGTCATTGTACCTGCTAAATTCTTGATATCCTTTAACGACATTAGTCTTGCATAACCAGGGGCAGCTTCTTTACCTCTCTTACCTTTAGCTTCAGTTATGATGTCGAAGACACTAGCAACCCAATCTTCATTGTATAAAGGCGCTACATTTTTACCCCAACTGCATGTATAAAGACTGTTCATATCATATTATTTATTGAAATCTTTATAGTTTATCATATAATAGATATATGTCACATAAAATACTTGTCTCTCATGAATCACCTATTTCTATACTCGATAACAGTATTCATTATAACGACTATGATTATGCTCTAGTTCATCTGTTTGAAAAGCTTCCAAACTACTATGAGTTCTTTAAATCATCATTAAGTCGAGGCCGCCAAGTATTACTTGATAATAGTATATTTGAACTTGGTACTGCTTTTGATAGCGATAAGTTTGCTAATTATGTAAGAGAGTTAAAGCCTTCATACTATATTGTACCTGATGTATTAGAGAAAGGTTATGAAACTGTAAAGAGCTTTGCTGAGTTTACTGCAAAGTATAATGATTTGCCTGGGTTAAAGATAGGGGCAGTACAAGGTAAAACGTATGATGAACTGGTTGATTGTTACAAGTATATGAGTGAGTATGCTGACTATATTGCTATTAGTTTTGACTTCTCTTATTATATTGTTACTGGTACAGGTAAAACTAAACTTGAAAGATGGTGCAGTGGTAGACAACACTTTATCAATGACCTTATTCAAGATGGTGTTTGGAAATGGTCTAAACCGCACCATCTTCTAGGCTGCTCTCTTGCTAAAGAGTTTAGATATTATGTTGATAATAACATATATAATATTCGTAGCTGCGATACATCTAATCCAGTTGTAGCTGGTATTAAGGAACTTCGATATAATGGTGATCTAGGATTGCAAGATAAACCTAGTGTTAAGTTAGCTGACTTAATTGAACATCAGGTATCTAACAAAGAACTAGAAGCTATCATTTATAATACTACACAATTTAAAAATATTTTAAACCGATCATATTAATATGTTAATTACATTTACAGGTGCTCAAAGTTCTGGTAAAAGTACTCTTCTTAATAAGATGAAAGAAGATGAGTACTTTAAGGGATGGAATTTTGAACCTGAGATTACTCGGGGGTTAAAAGAAAAGTATGGTATTAATATAAATGAAGACGGTGATAATTTTACTCAGATAATTACTATTAATAGTCATGTGGATAATTATTTGAGAAATAAAAATAACGATTGTGTATTAGATCGTTGCTGTATTGATAGTTTAGTTTATACGACGTATCAAACTTATATTAAAAAGGTAGATGCAGATCTTGGATACTATGCAGAGTTTGTAAACAATAAATTAATGGGTAAGTATGATATTATTTTTTATACTGATCCTTCTATTCCTTTAGTTGATGATGGTGTAAGAAGCGTTGATGTAAACTTTAGAAATAAAATCATAGAACTATTTAACTTTTATATTGAGCATTATAATCCTACTAATATGGTTATGTTATCTGGTAGTGTGGAAGAAAGATATAAAACTATTAAAGATGAGATTGAAAAACGTAAACCATCAACTATAATTTAAATATGAGTGAACAAATATTAGATAACTCCGTAATAAGTAAACATTTAGGTAAAACATCGCAGTACAAAAGTACATACGATTCTACTATTCTTGTTAGAGAACCAAGACAAAATAACCGAACTTATCTAGATATTCATGCAGACAATCTACCGTTTGTAGGATTTGATACCTGGAATGCTTATGAATGTTCATTTTTATTAAACAATGGTTGTCCGGTTACTGGGGTATGTAAGCTTACATACCCAGCATCTAGTGAGTTTATTGTTGAGAGTAAGTCTATTAAACTTTACTTCAATAGCTTTAATATGCAAAAGATGGGTAACTCTCTTAAAGAAGCTATTACTAGTTTTAGTAAACTCGTTGGAGGTGATCTTTGCTCATTATTAAAGACTAATGTGCAAGTAGCTTTTATACCTGGGCATGTTTATGATACAACGCAAGCAAGTGCTCATGATTTTTATAATAAGGATCAATATATTACGTTAGAGAATTCTATTGATGAGAAGGAATTATATTCAACTACATTTGATGTATATAAAGAGACGCCTAGTTTATTATTAAATTCATCTGATGCAATAGATGTAGCAAGAGAGCAATACTTTCATTCTGGTTTACTTAAAAGCAATTGCAGAGTAACTAGCCAACCAGATTGGGGTGATGTATACATTTATATAAAGGCTAACCAAGAGGTTAATAAGTTAAATTTATTAAAATATATTGTATCGTTTAGAGAAGAATGCCATTTTCATGAAGAGATTTGTGAATGTATATATAAACGTTTACAAACAAGGTTTAATCCAGAAGAACTATTTGTTATGTGTCTATATGCTAGAAGAGGTGGTATTGATATCAATCCAATGAGAGCATCAAACAATACATTATTGTATAGTAAGTCTGGTAATCTTCTAGATGTGTTTAGTCCGCATGTTAAAACGTCTAAGCAATAAGACATAAAAAAACCCGACATCTTTCGATATCGGGTTCTTGTTTTGTAATATTGTCCGAGCCTTAGAAGTATACTGCAGCTGTTGCTGGAGTAAAGCTTTGACCGAGGCCACTAACGAGAATTACATGGTAGTACAGATTCGCACCAAAGATATTGTCTACAACACCATAACGTGTTAATAAACCAACCCGTGGAGCAAAATCGTTCTGACCAATTGTGCGCTGAACCATTACAGGAATGTAAGGGCAGTAGATGATACCTGTATCGTAGAATTCTGGACCCTTGTAGCCTAATAAGGCATACTCAGGACGCTGAAGACCGGCATATTGGCCGTTCTCATAATTACCATCGGTACGTGTATCGCGATAAACGTTGAAACGTCCACCTAAATTACCTACCTTAGCAACGCCGACTGGCTGTGTATTTACATTACCTTGAACTGGTACCCATTGGAATTCGGGTAACATTTCTAGGATAGCGCAAACGCGAGGAGTAGCAACAACGAAGTTTGCTGAGCCTCTGCGATTACGAACTGCAATACGATTTGCTTCGATAATTAATCTTTGATAGAAGTCACGATTACGTTCTACTAACCAGAGACCATCTGCGGAAGCTGGGGACCAAACAGAATAACCTGAACCATACCCTGCATTGAGGGAGATTTGGATCATTCTGATTAACATTTCACGGTCGATTTCGGCCTGAATTTCATATGACATTGCATTTGTTAATTCAGTATCGATATCGATACCATTCATGTTCTTTAAGTCTTGTTCTAGTTCAACTGACCATTTGGCACCTAAACGTCTTGTACCTGCTTCTACTGCTGTCTTTTCAAATGTTACTTCAAATGTAGGAATTGCGTTCGTTAATTCGAAGTTTTGTAAGAGAGCTGCTACACCTTGATAGTGT